GAAAAACTTTTGAACCTTCTGGCTATAAATTTCAGGTATGAAATTATCATTAGGTAGGTTATTATACCCACTTGATCTTGATATTGCCATATTATTCTCCTTATAGCGTTAAGTTAAGTTTTTTCTTATTGCTTTATACGACCTTCTCTTCTAGCTAACATAATTTCTTTTTCGTGTTTATCAAACTCATGAGGTTTTAACCTAGAAATTTCTGCAACACTCCAAATTTTCTTTTCAGTAACATTTATTTGATTGCCCTTTTTAGTTGATGTAACTGCTTTTGCGGCTTCCTTCTTCATTTCTTTTGTCTGTGCTTTACTTTTTTTAGTAGTAATGCCAGCATCCATTTTATAAAGATCTATAGCTCTTGCAGCTAAATCGGCATTGTCTGCATTTTCATACAGCCATCCTTGAATTGTAGGATCTTGTTTCTGTGCCCACTCATGAAAATCATCAGTAGCACGAATTTCCTGAAAGTCAGGGTGCCTTTTTAAAAGTTCAACTTCAGCTTTTTCTTTTGCAATTTGTGTTTGCTGTTCTTGTAAAAACTGATATTTTTCCTCAAGTTTTTTAGCACGCTCATCTGCTTGATTTACAGCCACAGATTGTATAACATCATATACATCTGGGTACTTTTGTCTCCACGCTTCAAGTTCTTTTGGATCTTTAGGTGGAAGCATTTGAGTAGCACTCTGTTCAATTTGAGTTCTAAGATTAGTTACTTCACTTTTATGCTTATTCAAAGTTTTGTCGTAATGGCGTTTAAGATCGTCATAACGTTTCTTAAAAGCCTTTTCCTCGGCTGTTACAGGGCGTTCTTCAGGAGTAGCCTCTTTTTCTTCTTCTTGGGTGTCCTGTTGTTCGGTAGCTGTATCAGTATCCTTATCATCGAGATCTCTTCTATAATTATTTTGATAAGGTGTAGGTTCAAGTATTTCTTCTACTTGTTCCTCTTCAGGTGTAGTCTCTACTACTTTAGTTTGTTCTTCTGTAGCTTCTACTACATCTTGCATTTCGTCAACCATATTGTCCTCCTTAGTTGAGTTGGGTGCCTTATGGGAAGGGTAGCCCTCGTGTGCTGTAGTTATACTACAGGTGGCACGTTAGTTGGTGGAACATCCATCATTGGTGCTCCGCCTAATCCACCTTGTGGTGGGCTAGGAATATTTTGTTGATCCATTAATTGTCTATCAAACATCTCAAGAGATTCTTCTATTGTGTTAGCAGGAAATGCTTGTGCAATTACAGATTGTGGAACTAAATGTTGAGGCTCTTGTAATCCTATTTCATCTAATATATTAGCAACTTCTGGCCCTAACATAACACTTAAAGCTTCTCTCATACTTGGTGTTAATTTAGTTTGTAATACATCTAATACTTTATCATCTATAGTAGAAACAAATTGTTCAGCACTAATTACAAAATTTGTAGCTTCTCCTTCTGTAGCTGCTTTTGTAATGCCTCCTAATTTTATACTACTATCTTCAATTTGATTTTGAATCATAATATCTTTTTCTGACATCATAGCATCGGCTTTTTGCATGCCTTGGTCTATACCTTGTTGCATAAGTTGCTGGTCTTGATTAGAAGGTGCCATCATTCCATTAGCCATTATGTTTCTCCTTATAATTTTTTATATTCATTATCTACCTCTACCTGGTCCGCCAGGGCTTTGTCCTTGTCCGCCAGATCCACTAGATCCTCCTGATCCACCGCCACCACGGCCACGGCCACCAGGACCGCCTGGTCCTCTACTTCCTGTATTGCTTCGTCCAGTATTAGCTCCAGCTCCTGGTCTTCCTGTGCCTCCTCTTGGGCCTGCACCTCCGCCAGTTCCTGTTGGTCCTGACGATCCACCAAAATTAGAATCTTGATTTCTGCCTGCTTCTCTAGCATCTGCAGCTTTCGCTGAGGCTGCTGCTCTAGCAGCATCTGCTGCTTTAGCAGCTTTATTCTGTTCACTAAAAGGTCCTGCACCTCCTCTAGGTGTAGTAGAATCCTTTGCTCTTCCTACTTCTGAACCTGTTCCAATATTATCAGGCATACCAGCATTTATATTTCCAAATCCTGCAAGTCCTACACCTGAATGGCTACCAATTGCAGCAGGTGTAGATACTCCTGCTCTTTGTGCAGCTCTATTTAATTTACCATATACATTAGCTCTATCTTGTATGTCCATACTCATTATGTCATCTTTTTCTCTGTCCATTATAGATTTTTGAACATCAAAAGATAACCCACTTGCAAAATGATTAGCAGTATTTAAATTTGCAAGTGCACCTACTGGTGATATACCACTGTCAAATGCAAAAGATAATGCCTTTTGTGAAAAATCTGATAGTACTTCTCCTGTTGCTCCATCATAAAAAGTACCACTAAAAGGACTTCTAGCTATGCCTGGTCCTGTAGAGGTATTATTATCTCTACCACCACCTTCACCACCTTGCACTGGTATAAATGGAAGAGGCTCTTCTGGAAAAGGAGCAGGCTCTGGTGTTGGGTCAGAATCTCCAGGTACTGGATCTGGAAACTCTGTAATAGGAGTTGTAAGTCCAGAATCTTCTGTTGTTTGTTGTGCTGTAGATTGTTGCACAGATGCTAACTGTCCAGTTGTACTTTGTGATGGTGTATTTACTACATCATACTTTATAACCCACTGACTTGTTGCATCATCATATTCTAATACTTGTGTATATGGTGGTACTCTTCCTGAAACTGGATCTGGTAAAGGTGGTGTAGCTTGAACTGTCATGATTTAAAATTAAAATATCCTCTAGTTTTATTATCCTTGTTGGTTTTGAATTGGTCCTCTAGGCATAGTAGCCGCCTGAGTGAAATCAGTTTCCCCTGGTTGCGGAACATTTCCTGTTCCGATGTTGCCACCTCCAGCTCCCGTTGCGTCTGCTGGATTTGCTCCTGGAGGTACTCCTTGAGCAGGTCCCATACCAGCTTGTTGCTGGTCAGGGCTTGTAGTTTGTTGATTTCCATTTGTCATCCCCATTATCTTAGCAAAAAGTTCTGCGTTTTCTGGATCGTTAATTAACTGATCAGGATCAATATCTAATGATTTTGCTATTTCTCTTAGTATTGCATGCCATCTAACAAATGGGGCTATATTTGGATTGTTAGCTGTTTGCATAAACGTCATTAATCTTTGTGATCTAACTTCTTTCTGCATTAGAGAAGAAGTTCCTCTAGCTTTTATTTCTAAATCACCTTTTATATTTTCAACATTACTATTGAATTGCATATTCCATGCAAATAAAGAATCTCCTAATGGCTTTAATAAGTAATCATCTACATTTTTTACAACTGTTTTAATACTTAATGCAGCTGCACCCATAAGCATAGACATACCTGCTGCTGTTCTTGTAGTAGATTGTACTCCAGTTGCACCATGTGAATAAGATGGTATACCTGTTGACTCATCTGCTAACTGCCTAAATTTATCAAACATTTGTAAATTTTCTGTAGCAGTATTAGGAAACTTTAAACCATTAATTGCAGTTCCTGTTACACCAGATTGTCTTCTAAATATCTTACCAGGATATATACTCATATCTTGTCCTGGTACTAATTGTGTTTCGTCAATATCAAATACTAAATTACCAGCTAGGGCTAAATTATCAATAGCCATTCTTGCATGGCCATTCATTACCATCTGTGCATCTTCCATATTTTCTGGTATACCTACACCAAAAAATTGATATGGATTTATTTCATAAGGACAAATACTATAAGGTATTCTATCAGGAGTAAAGGGATTAAATACTAATCTTAAAATTTTTCCATTACATACCCATGCATTTATTTGAACTTCATCTAATTCTTCTAAATCATCATCAAATTCTAATCCTGCTTCTTCAGCTAAATAGCTATCCATAGTTCCCCAATACTCATAGATTTCATATCTATTTTTTTGTAAACTATCTACATTCTCTCTATCTAATAAAGAAGTTTCAAATCCTCTAACTTCATAGTTAGCTCCCATTTTTAAACATTCTGCAATTGCATCTTTTCTAAAAAAAGGTCTACCAGCTAGTTGTCTTAATTGTGCTCTATTTAAAGAATGTCTTTGAATAACGTAATCAGAATCTTCTATTGTTGTTGCATCTGGATCTGGATAAAAATCCCATACACTAACTGCCTCTAGTTTTGGAACAGTTTTAATTTTTGGATTATAGCTAGACTCTCCAGTTTCTAAATCTTTATCCCAACTATGTAATAGTTTTTCATCAGTAAATGGTCCTTTTAAAACACCAGTTCCTAATAAAACCATTTCAAAAAGAACATGCCTTAATACAGTTATTGCTGCAGTTTCTTCTAGTTGATCACTTATTAATTTTTCTAAATTAGCTGCAGCTTCTCTTGCTGGTTCAATTTGAGGATTTTTAGGAGACTGAGCTGATGGCCCTTCTGCTAAATTAACATTTTTATATTTATCTTCTAAACCACGAAGTAAATCAGAAGTAGTAGTTCCAGGGGACATTTCTTTTCCATCTCCTGGAAAACCATAAAGATCTACTATATTTCCTGCATCAACATCTTCAGTTTCTTCTTGGTCTTGCTCATCATCTCCTTTTACCCTAGCATACTCTGCTATGCCATCTGGAATAGGAGTTGGCTCTACTCCAATAGGAAACTTTCCACTTGAAAATAAAACCTCTATTAGTTGCCCAAAAGCAGCTAAGACTTTTGTCTTTGTAATTTTTACAAAGACTCTTGATTTTTCTTTTTCTGTAAATGACATATCAGAACCATAGATTCCTCTATAATTACGATATGCTCTTAGCCATCTACTTTCATCAAATAATCTAGAATCTTCTGCTTTAATAAAACGTGCTTTAATTACGCCTTGTAAACTAGAAAAGTCATCAATAGGTTTGTTATCTTCTGAATTAGCTGGATCATCTACAGATATGATTTCATCTCCTGATAGATCTATCTTAGCCATTTAATCTCCTACTTTTTAGTAATCTCTTTCATCAGCCATTGAAAAAATTTTGCCATCTACCATGTTAGTTTTAACTTTTGGTGCAGCAACATTTTCTCCGCCTTTTTCATCAGCAGGCAGGTTCATAGGCTCGTTACCAGTTTTTGCACTAGGAACTTCGTCTAAATCACCTTGCTTATATTTTTTCATGATGTCCATGTTATTTCTCCTTATGTTTAGTTTTTGATAGTGACTCTTGTATAAATTTTAAGAGCCATGGATTATCTCGTAAGACAATATGTATTTGGTTAGCTAATGTATTTGTAACAACTTCTTCTTTATCTTCATCAGATAGTGGATTAGATTTAGTTGTAAGCCCACCAACATAACAACACGCATGCAAAACTTCATGAATTACTGTATTTAATAAATCGTGCTGTTCTAAATTTGTATTGATTTGTATTTTATTTTCTCTTTGCAAATAGTGACCATAGCAATCTGTAAGATTATCTGTTCTAAAATCTGCATCCTTTAACTCAATAATTAGATCCTGAAATCCAACTCTTAATTTTTTTCCATCTATATCCATTAATATCCAAACATCCTATCTGCTGGTGTATATTGTTTATTCTGTCCAAAGTCTGAAAAACCAGAACCTTGAGGATTGATGGGGCGAGACATACATCCGTAACGTAGTGCATCGTATGCATGATCTTCTGTGTGCGTATCAACATCCTCTGGATTATTTTTATCACATGGTAAAAGAGGTAGTGTTCTTATTAAATTAATACAATTATTAAAAACATATAAAGAAGGTTTCTCTCCATCATTTGTTTCTCTTAATGATAGTCGTTTATGTATTTCCAGTTTACCGTTGATACGACTTCTTGGTGATCTATCAGATGGTCTCCATCTGCATCCTGCAGTGATCATTGTCTCTGCAATACTTGGGCCAACATCACCTCTTCGTGCCCAGGTACTTGAATCTAGAACTCCGTATCTTATATACTCTTTGTGTTCTAAATTTAAAACTTGTTGTGCAAATACATCTGCTGTAATTTTTTTTGTATACAGTTCTCTATAAACCCATAAGTTATTATCAAAGTCTATAGCAAACCAAAGTACACAAGCGGGTGAAGAATATCCCCAGTCACATGCTCTAAACTTATGCCAGTTTCTAGGAATGTCAAAAGGTTCTACAACATGAGCATCCATACTAAATTCAGGAAAGGCTGCATCTTCATAAGCACCCCAATCTCCATCTAGAAATTGTTTTCTTTGCACTTCAGGCAAAGAGGCTAGCATAACATAATAATCCTCTGTTTGCATCAGATATGGATTATCTTGTAACTTAGCTGGTATAAATCTTCTTGTTATTTTTTTATTACCAACTGGTGTTTGTATTTCAATATCAAATCTTGTATTAGGAACTGCTGGGTCTACAAACATTTCTTTTACCCATGTTGATCCTACGTTACCTGGATTGCCTGTTGCTCTCATGAACACTGGTATCTCTGGATCTACTGATCGAAGAGATGACCTTAGAAAATTATAAATATCTGGATTGGGATATTGTGGTAGCTCATCGATTCCAATCCATGTGTAAGATTGACCTTGATATCGAAGTGCATCAGTAGTGTTCTCAGCGTATCCAAATTCTATTTTCGCCCCTGACGGAAATCTCCATTCTTTTTCTTGTTCTCTCCATTTAGCACCAGGGTATGCTTTAGGATATAATTGTTGTGAGTGATTAATTAAATCTCTCAACTCAGGCATTGATCGTCTTAGTAATAAACCTCTATGTTTTTGTTTATCACAATAACGTAGTGGATCAATAAGCATTGCATATGATTTACC